GTTGCGGGCGAGAACATAACGCAAGCTGATCTTACAAGCATCACTCGGAGCATCTACGATTTGTCGGCAGGCACTCCGACGCTGATTGCAACAGACACTATAACAATCGCGGATGCTGTATTTGACACGCTGCAGACGGGGAATGGTTGGACGGCGACAACGGGCTATAACTTCAAAGATCGTGTACCAGGAACGAAGTTCACGACGGGGGCAAAAACTTATGTCGTGGAATACGCTTTCGTAGGCGCGAGCGGAGAATTGTTCAAGGCTGTTTACCAGCACGACATCAAAAATATCTGGGCGAGCTAGTGGCAACAATCCTCAACATGAAAAGCCTGTTGCGAAAGCTCGAAAAGCTAGAGCGCGAGACAATACGCAAGGACACGGGAGACGTTGTCGTTGGCTACAACGCAAGCTATGCGCTAGCCGTCCATGAAGACATGGAGAAACCCCATGGGGAGGCATACAACGAGAAGTATGCAAAGCAAATCAGTCAGGTAAAAGAGCTTCAAAAGGCGGCAAGAAAACACAGTAAACTAGGAGAGCTTAGGCACACGGAAGAGCTAGGAAAGTTGAAAAAGAAGTGGCGCAACCGAGGGCCAGGGCAGCAAGCAAAGTTTTTGGAGCAGCCTTATCGCGAGATGCGCCCCGAGCTAGTACAGGCAGTGATTGAAGCAAGGCGCAAAGGCGCGGGAATTGTTCAGTCGCTATTGTTTGCAGGCTTGCGGTTGCAACGCGCGTCACAAAAGTTAGTTCCAGTCGATACCGGAAATCTCAAAGGCAGTGCTTTTACGGAACGCGAGTAATGAGCGGAACGCTGTTACATACTCCGGCCAATATTCTGCGATGGCTGTTGATCAGCCTTGCGCAGGGCACTGATCCCGATGCTGATGAAGATTGGCCAATCTATGTTTCGCGAGAACCAAACGCGCCTGACAGCGTGATCACGATATACAACACAACAGCCGTAAAGCAGGGACGGCTAATGATAAGTGGAGAAGTTGCGGAGAGGCCAGGAGTACAAATCCGCGTGAGAGACCCAGACGAAAAAAGCGGATTCGTGAAAGCTAACGCCATAGCTATTGCTCTGGATGGCGTTACTTATGGTGGAGTCACGTTGGATGGTACGGCTTACAAAGTCTACGCGGTATCGCGCACGAGCGGTCCATTGTCGATTGGTAAGGAAGACAGTCCGACGAAAAGGAATATTTTCACGTTGAACGTTACTGCCGCGTTACGGCAGGCAGACTAAAAAGGAGATGAAACATGGCGGCTCCAAGCACTGTGACACGAGTTGACCCAACTACTTTGGGTCGGATGCTAGAGGATGGATACAGTACTAAGATTGCCTTTGCCGTTGATCCTGACATCGAGTTTTGGGAAAAGACGGTACAACCGCCGGGAGTTGACGGCGGTGAGAAGATCGAAACGACAACGATGTTTAATAGCGCATGGCGAACTTTCGCAGCGCGCCACTTGAAGACGTTGACCGGCGGGCAAACGAAAGTCGCATACGACCCTGTAGTTTACAATCAGATCATCACAATCATCAACGTGCCGACGTCCGTGACGGTTACTTTCCCTGACGGTTCTACCCTCGATTTCTTCGGCTACTTGCAGAAGTTTGAGCCTGATGATCTCGCCGAAGGAACGCAGCCGGAAGCGACTGTCAGCTTTGAGCCGACAAACTATGATCCTGTGAACGCCCTTGAAGCAGCGCCTGTGATGACTGAAGTGCCAGGTACTTAACCCCCCCCACTAGCCTCTCTGCTTGTTGGGGATCGCGGAGAGGCTAGCTTTTCCTTTTCCTTAACGGAGCGAAATGATGAACGAAACGGATGGGACAGTAGACAAGTCTTTCGACTTGGATTTTAGCGATCTTGAATTGCAAGAAGTACCCGTTATTTTTGCGGGCAAGAACTACACGCTGCGAGAGGCTTCAGGCGAAGCGGCGGTACGCTATCGAAATGCGCTGACAGACTCGGCTGACATAGGAGAAGGTGGCAAAGTTACGCGACTGAAAAACATTGCTAGCGTTGAACCGTTGCTTGTCTCTCTCTGCCTCTTTACAGAAAGTGGCAAACGACTCAGCGCGCAGGGTGTGGCCCAGTTGTTTCCAGCGCGCGTGCTCAAGAAGCTTTTCGATACTGCCATGAAAATCAGTGGGCTGAAAGAGGCCGAAGGAAAAGAGTCGCTTGTGAAGCAGAAGGAAGAACTCGAAAAGGCGATTCAGGCCCTTGACGAAGCTGAGGAACTGGCGGGAAACGACAGCGGCGGCTTGCAGGATGGCTAGACCTTGCAAGTCACTTACGAATGCCTCTCCGCGAGTGCATGCAGCGCATCACGCACCGCGAATACTTGATTTGGATGCGATACTTAGAGGAGCAGTGGGAAAAGCCTAGCCGAACTGACAACTACTTGATGCAAATCGCGGCAGAAGTGAGGCGCGTTTTACATAGCAATCCACGGCGAATCAAGCAAAGCCATTTTCTTTTGTCATTCAACGGCAAGGAGAAGAAGAAGCCGACAGAGGAAGAAAAGCAGCGGTTGATAGCCGCAGCGAAAGCAAGGTGGACAACCTTCACTAAGAAAGCAGAGTGATGGCAGTAGCAGCAACTGAAATAGAAAAACTCGTAATCCGCTTAGTCGGAGATGCAACCAGCTATCAGAAGATGCTGCGCGATGCTGCCACTGACACGAAGAAAGCCGAAAGTATTTTCACTCGTCTCGGAGTGAAACTAAAGAGTATCGGCACATCTATGACGTCTGCTGGCCGATCAATGTCTATGGCTTTCACCGTGCCTCTTGCGATTATCGGCGGTGCCTCCGTGCGCGCGTTCGCGCAGTTCGACTCTGCGATGACGCAAAGCACGTCGATTATGAAAGTCACGGAAGCGCAAATCAAGAGCATGCGGGAAACGGCTCTCAGTATGTCCACTTCCGGCGAATTTTCGCAAGCGCCGAAAGAGATGGCTGCTTCATACTTCTTCTTGGCTTCCGCCGGTAAAGACGCGGCGCAATCTATAGCGCTATTGCCGACTGTATCACGCTTCGCTACGGCTGGCCAATTTGATATGGCCCTTGCTACGGATTTGCTGACAGACGCGCAAAGCGCCCTCGGCTTGTCTTCTAAGGACGTTGCACAAGACCAACTCAGTATGCTTCGCGTCTCCGACGTTCTTGTCAAAGCGAATACGCTAGCCAACGCCAGCGTTCAGCAGTTCTCTACGTCGTTGACTACGAAGGCGGGGGCCGCGCTAAAGTCTTACAACAAGGATGTTGAAGAAGGCGTTGCTGTCCTTGCAGCGCTTGCCGATCAAGGCGTCAAGTCCGAGCTTGCAGGCAACGCGCTTGACCGCTTCATGCGATTATCCGCGAAAGGCGCTATCGACAATGCAGAAGCACACAAGGAACTCGGCTTTGAGGTCTTCGATGCTAACGGCAAGATGCGGAATCTTGGAGACATCATTGGCAACCTAGAGCAAGTCCTGGAAGGCTTGTCTGATGAAGAGCGCGCGGTTGCGCTAGACATGATGGGTTTCGAGGCGCGCGTGCAAGGCGTGATTCTCCCGTTGATTGGCACAAGCAAAGCCATCAAACAGTACGAGAAAGAACTACGCAACGCGGGAGGCACGACAAAAGATGTAGCCGACAAGCAGATGAAGAGCTTCTCGAATCAGATGAAAGTCTTCCGCAATCAACTGACAGCGGCGGCTATCGAAATCGGCGAGACGATGGCTCCGATCCTTATGAGTCTGACAGAGTACGTGAAAAATGCAATCAAGTGGTGGAAGTCTTTGAGTGAGGAAACTCGCAAATTTATTATTGTCACCGCAATGATTGTCGGAGTTGTTGGCCCCATACTTGTCACTCTAGGGATACTAGTTACTGCGATTGGCGCGGTGATAGGGGCAATCGGCTTGTTAGGTGGGGCAGTTTTAGCAAGTCCTATAGGCTTACTTGTCGGACTATTTGCGATTGTTCTCGTTGGTGCTATTGAGCTCAGTGGAGGCATAGGCAACCTTCCTAAAGTTTTCAAGAACGTGGCGCAGACCGTCTCTCATCTCTGGGACGTGATGGAGGGCTACCCAGTAATTGGCAAAGTAGTAGAGGCTCTCAAGGAGTTCAACAAGTTCAATAAGAAAGGCGGAGTAGGTGCTGATCTTGGCGGAGGTATTGGCGAAAGTTTTGCAGCCTTAAAGAGGGATGTCACGTCAGGGATAAGCCACGCAAAAAAGCCTACGAAGTTAGTTGGCGGAATCTCAGCAGATAGGCACGCCTTGCAAAAAGAGCTATGGGCTTCAGAGCGCGCGAGAGTTGCTAACCAAGGTATCGGGGAAGGAGCCCACCTGATTACAGCAGAGAAAATGGGTAGCCTCTCTGAAGACGAGATGCAAAACCTCATCGACAAAAACAAAGAACTGCAAGCCGTGCTTGCCGCTGGCGGAGAGATACCAGAGACAAAAAGCATTTCTA